TATGCTATCATATATTATTTAGCAATGCCACATCTTAATATTCAAACATTTAAAATTCGTTACATATCACTTATTGCAGTACAGTTAACAGCATTTATTAAAACATTAGTATTGAAGCGATTTTTTCCTTCATATTATTCTGGAATTTTATATGGAATTATTATATTTGTATCTTTTTCTTATGCTACTTTTAATTTAAATTTTATAGTATCAGGAGCCATATTCAGCATAATGAGATTTCATTACAACTGTAATAAATATGTAGTGTGGTCATTTATTGTTGGACTTAATTATTATTTGGAAACATACTGTAACATTCCCCCTTCATAAGTTATGAAAAATACTTATAAATACCACCCACAATCCACGCAGCATTGATAATAATCGACTGATACTGTTTTGACGCGACACAAACAACAAACAGTCCAGACGCACCTAGTGTGTTTAATATAAAATCAACCGTTTTATGTAAAGGAACAACATACGGAACTAAAACTAAAATACTTCCAATCCAACCAACTCCTTCTGATAGATACTTTATACGGCTATTATGAGTAATATTGTTATTGTTATTATCCCTATTTTCTTCATTATTATCAACAACACTTATAGTAGTTACATCTTTTTCCATTTTGTTTTTACTATTTACATTTATTTTTTTATCACGTTATATTTTGCGTATTTTATAAATAAATTATTATATATGAAATAGATTTAAACTTTAATTCATATATATATATAAACGACTGTCAAGTATAAGAAATACTTTTAATATAAATAATGGAGACTACAACGACGCTCATACATGAAGCAGACAACGAAAATACAAGCAACGTTGGTAAAAATAATGTTAAAATATACAATAAAAATATAGAAAAAGAAAGCGAAGAATGTATTGAACTTAGAAACATAAAATATAAATCAATGTTACTAAAAAAAACAAGTGTAAAACAATTAACAAAATGTAACTCAACTGTTGATATCGATTCATTTCTTGATAAAGAAAGAACGCAGAACAAAGAAGATCAATGGGCAAAGTTAGATAAATCAATGAAGATCTCAAAAATAACCACATTTGTAGAAAACTATTCTAAAGAAAATAATCTCCATGAAAAAGATAAACATTCTCTTAATGAGTTTTTACTTTTTTGTATTGAACAAAAAAAACTTGTAAAAACAAAGGATGTTATTTATGATAAAGTAAATGGGGTCATAACATCGATTCCTTGTTTATTATACACTCCAACACTTAATAAAAAATTTACATTAAAACGATGTGAAAAAAGGCCATCTACTCTCAGCTCGCTTGCTCCAAAAAATAAAGCAAGTAGAAAATCAATACAGTCAAAACCAGATGATAAAGAAAATAAATAATATGCACATAGATACATATATGTATGAATTCATACCTCGTGACATAATTTATTTATCTTCTTCATTACTTCATTTAATGTGCGTTTTATATCTTCGACATCTTGTGCAATTTTAAAAAGATTGGGACTGGCAGTAGGAATGGAATCACCTGCATTATTTTTAGAATATTCATATTCATATTCATTTTTATTTTTTTGTTCATCTTCTTTGTCGTTCCTTGTTTTTATTTTTTTCAACTTATTAAAAATAAAATCTATATTGTCATCATCTGCTGTTGTGTTTTGGTTTTGGTTATTTTCAACATGATCAATAATGTGTATTTTATTTTCAAAACTAACGCGTTTTTCGCCATCTTTCGTTGTCAAAGTAACATTTTTTATTTGTTCCAACTCTCTCTCTCTTGACGCAAGCGCTTCTGCAAGCAAACGTTCCATATCATTTCCAATTGGTTTATCATAAATATCATCTGTAAAATTAATTTCTTCCGGCTTTTTTAACTTTAATATGGAAGACATTTCTTGTTCTTTTTTATTTAGTTCATTTTGAAATTCACTTTGACGCTCTTTCTGTAAATCTTCAGCTCTGTAAATGGTTTCCAGTTGTGGTATCTGTTGTTGTTTCTTGAAGTGTGTATGCTGAAGATTTTGATTATTAAAAAATTGTTGCTGCGACTGTTGCTGCGACTGTTTTAACGATTCTATTTTTTTACATATAACAACAACAGCCTCTTTATTCATCGCGTTCAAATTTATTGGCTGGTTTAATTTCCGATAGTGTTCATTTACATCACGAATAACCTGTTCAAATATTTCTTTAATAATCTGCACATTACTATCGTGTATTCCTGTAAATTTTCCACCCCCATGCAAAACGCTCCATAAAAGTGCCTTGTTTTCATTCGTTGAGAATGAATTTAAACTCATTTTTTATGTTGAAATTATAGAGAATGTTGAAATTATAGAGAATGTTGAAATTATAGAGAAAGATAATATCGTATCTTTATTACTTTTTATCTAAAAGTAATAAAAAGTAAAAGTAAAAGAATAATAAAAACCTAAACCTAAAACCTAAACTACTATAATAATTTTATAAATTTTAAAACAAAATACTGAAGTAAATGATCCGGTTTACATTCTTGAATATGTGTTGTATATTCAAAAAAATCTAAAAACTTGTAAGTTATATATTCGGGATGGTGCTGAATAACATAATTTAAAAAATTTTTTATAATATTCTTGCGCTCAATATTGTATTGTATACTTATTTCATTTAATTTATAAACAATCTCAGCGGGTTTTGTTTTATTTTTCAACATTATAAGCACATTTTTCCATACATCATTTGTTAAAACTTGGCAACTATCAAGTGTGTGCTGGTTTGATTGCATGTAATTTATCATGCTTCGAATATCGGAGTTAAAATGGCGCTGTATGGATGTTAAAATTTCCAAACTTGCATTTAAATTTTCAGCCCTATTAATTTTTTCCAAAAAGGATATAATTTGGGAATCGGGTAACATATTAAAACGCATTCTCACAAATTCAGTTTGTAGCGCTTCATCGATTCTACTGATATAGTTACATATTAAACAAAAACGAACATTCACTGTATCATTAAAATTGTTCAACAAGTAACGTAATGCCAGTTGTGCATTTTTTGTCATATAGTCGACTTCATCCAATATAACAAATTTAATTCCATCTCCAAACATTGACTTTGACGTGACGAATCCGCTAATCTGATTTCTTATGATGTCAATGCCTCGTTCGTCCGATGCATTCAAATGAATCATCAATCCTTTATTTTTTTGATCATATTTTTCTTGATACGTATTAATCATATTAATAATGGTTGTTGTTTTGCCGGTACCCGGTGGCCCATAAAATAACAAGTTTGGAAAATAATTATTTTCAATGATCGATTCAATTAATTTTTTATTTATGTCATCTAAAACAATATCATTAAAATTTGATGGTCGGTATTTTTCAACCCATGGCGTTGAATTGTTTATTTTTATATTACGACTATCATTATCATAATCTTGATACACATCTTTCATAATATCAGTTTTATCGTTATCAATAATTTCCATATTTTTATTAATTATTTATATTATAAAATAAACTTTAACTCGTAATTTATAAATAATTTATATTTATCTTGTTATTTTTTCTGTTTTCTTGACCTTGGTTTTGCCTTTGATCTTTTTATTTTTTTGGATTTTGACATCGCTTTCGCCTTCTTTGACTTTGTTCGTTTAGCCCCCCCATTCCAGTCTTTTTGTGTTTGTTCGCTCATTTTTTTCGTTAGTAAATCCTTCAAACGCGCCAGCTCTTTCTCATATAACTGTTGTGGAATCAGTTTTGGATTCAACTCGTATGACAATTTAGTGTATTCAATTTCTTTTTGTAGTTTTTCAATCGAATCTTTTTCTAATTTAGGTATCTCTTTTTCAAGGGCTCTCATTTTCTCTTGAGGAGACATCTTCATTTCAACGTCTGTTTTTGGTGTTGAAAATAAATTTTTAAACCAACTCATGTGTTTATGAATTAATTAAATATTATATTTCATAAAAATTGAATTAAAAATATACTTAATTCTATCCTATAAATACACATCAGAAAACGAAAAATGCAACTGAATTCTTCTTTGAACTGTGGATATCTTGAACTTATCCTTGGACCAATGTGGTCTGGAAAGACGTCAATGTTGTTAACATATTACCGACAATTTTGTTTTTGTAAGCTCAGTGTTTGTGTTGTAAATTTCAAAGCCGATGATCGTTATTCTGAAACCATGCTTTCAACGCACGATAAACAAATGATACCTTGTATCATGGGTTTTTCAATGGAAGAAATTATGAAAGTAGAGGAAAGTGCTAAAAAAATAAATGAATGTGACGTGATACTCATCAATGAAGGACAATTCTTTCATGATATTGTTGAGTTTACAACCGAAATGGTTGAAAAACGACACAAAAAAGTGTACATTTGTGGCCTTGATGGAGATTTTAAACGAGAAAAAATTGGAAAACTTCTCGACCTTGTTCCCATTTGCGACAAGTTTACAAAATTGCGTGCGCTTTGTGGACAATGCAAAGATGGAACTCCTGCGCCATTCTCATTCCGAAAATCAAGCAGCAACGAACAAGTCGTCATTGGTTCAGACGATATTTACATTCCACTCTGTAGGAAATGTTACCAATGTGAAAATTCAAAAAAATACAAATAAATTATTAACTTAAACATATATAAAACATTTGTACAAATGGGACCAAAGTGACATTAAAAGTGTTGACTCCATAAAGTTTCTCCAACTAGTTCTCTTAAATATGCTTTTTTAAATTTATTATATGGATCTAATTCTTTTTTAATTTTAATAAATTTTTTCCAATTATCTTGTAAAACCTTATTACTTTCTATTAGTTTATTTTTATCATATAAAATTCTTTTCCCGTAATGAAAAGATATATTTGTTTTTTTTATATATTTTTCAATAATTTTATTTTCAAAAAATAAAAAAAGTTCGTTGGTTTCTTCAATCTTTGAATAACCAAATGAAAATAATAACACCGAAATTGAACGACAGTTACTTGATTGTGCTAGTAAAACATTATTACAAATAGGATGAAACCTAACTTTTACACCTGCAAAACCAAAATTTTTAATGAAGTCACTTTGACTTGTTATTTTTTTTAAATCGTTTAAAATTTCTTCTAATAACGTATCACTATTTATCTCAATATACCATTCAGTCATATCATATGTTGGTGTTATGTTTGTCCATGCTTTAATACTATGCTGATAATATACATTTCCCGATTGGTATTCTAGATATTTATCTGTTATTTTATTTATAAAATCTGGAAATTTTCTAGACAAATAATTTACTGAATTTTTAACATTTTGATTATTTTCGTATAATGATAATGCTAGATCTCTAAGAAAAGTATTTGTATAAACTGTTGAAGGAAGCGATAACTTATTATTTTTATTATAGTTTTTAGATTTTTCATATTTTTCAATAAAGATTAAACTTTCATTAAATATGCTCATTTCTAGACACATTTTCTCTTTTTTAATTTGTTTCCATTCATTTTCTAAAAACGAATTTACATCTGTTCTATGCCAACTAACTTTGGTAAACTTAGTTTGTTCACACACGACAGTAATCTCATATATAACACCTAATAATCCTAGCGACATTCGTAATGCTTTAAGTAGCTCTTCATCATCTTTATTTTTATTGTTTAAAATTCTATTATTACCAAGACCATCCACAAATTTAACTCCAACAATGTAATGTGATGATAATTTGTAGATACCTCCTGGACTATTTGTTCCATTAGATGTAGCGCCTACTAATGTTTGCTCTTGTATACTACCGGTTCCAAATAGTCTATAACCAAATGTACTTAAATATAACATTATTTTTTCGATTTTTACTCCAGCACCAACAGTGCATAAACCATCTTCTTTATTAAATTCAATCTTTTTAAAATTTTTTAACGATATCCATACAGAATTATTTGTGTATGCTTTTGTAAAATGATGTCCAGACGAAATTACACATACATCATTTTCTGTTTTTACAATATCGCATATTTCATTAACACTTTGTGGATATTTTATTTGTTTTGGATTATACTTAATTAATCCATTCCAGTTCTTATTTCTGTCTTTTAAACTATATGGATTATTTTTAAACTTAAAATAGTCAGTCACTATTTTGCACTTTGAATCCTTAAAATCAAACATAATATATATATTATATATATATTATATATAAATATAAAAAATTTATAATAATTAATAATTATTTAATTATAACCTTGTGCGTTCTCGTCCTTGCCATTACCCCTGTCCTTGCCCTTGTCCTCGTTCTCGTTCTCGTCCTTGCCTTTACCCCGGTCCTTGCCCTTGTCCTCGTTCTCGTCCTCGTCTTTAACCGTCCACTGTCTTTACGTTTCGAATACGATGGAGAGAATTTATTGATATCCTTTATTTTTTCATCAAATTTAATAGCATTTTTTCCTTTTAATTCCTTAACTTTATATTTTTCAATCGGATTATAATTCAAAAACCACTCTTCATATTCGCGCGTCCCTTTTTTATTTTTCAACTTGTGGAACATGTGCGATTTTACATCCTTAATGTCTTTCAGCGTAACCTGTTTACCGATGCACGGTTTAGAAAATCGTTTAAATACACCCTCGTTATTCGTTAAATTATCATACTGTAAATCATAAATATATTGGCTCATACAAAGCAGACGGTCTCGATCATAATATGGACGATTAATGTATAGAAACAACAAGTAAAAACTTAGAATCGTGTCCGTAGTTGCAATATTCACATCCTTTCCTTGAACGCGGATCACGTTGTAATTATGACACGCACCGGGAGACGGCTCGTATACAAATGCCACCGTTTTACCATCCACCACAATTTCATAATGCTCCGAAACATGCTCTCCAAAATCTTCTTTTTCTTCCACGATCACATGATGAAAGTGTCCCGTTTTCTCCAATTTTTCTTTCAACCTATGTGCCGATTTTTTAGCATCTTCCGACAACAAATCAAATGATGGCACAGAAGAATACAGAATGGAGCGCTCAGCTTTCTTCAAATGTTCAGAAAATAATGCACACGCATATCCTCCAAAAAATACCAGCTTTTCCGAAATGGCTTCATCGCGCACAATATCAAAAATTTCTTCCTCTTTTTTTGATGGCGCTGAACTTTTGCTTGTTGCCTTTTTCAAACAGTTGTCTCCTTTCAGCGGAAAGTTTTTGTTGAAAAGAAGCAGGCGTTTGTACACCTTTTCCCAACGACTCACATCGCCATCTGGACGCGACAACTCTAAATACATGGACATTCTCAAAAAATTAATTGGTGCATACAATATTCCTTTGCGTTCGATAGATTCGCGCATCAAACTTTTAAACAGTTCCGGTTCAATAAACGTAATATCAGCAACACCAATGAAATTCACAAACACTTTATACGTCCCTGTATGCATTCCGGATTTTGCCTCCACGTCATTAAATCCCTTTTTATAAAATATATCCGCCAACTCTTTTGCATCATCCAGCGAATGTGGCGAAAAAAAATCGTAGTCTGGAATTTCTCTCTTCAAGTCATAAAATTGGTCCTTTTCTGGTAAAACATTATTTATAGCTGTTCCTCCATAGCAAATAAGTTTTTTGCTTATTAAAAACTGTTCAACAATTGAAATAATTTCCTGAATCGTCGGATTGCTCACCAACGTCTCACCCTGTGATACTTCAATCTCCTTTTGTGACTTTTTCAATATCTCTAAAGAACGCTCTACCTCCTTTTCGCTCATTTATTCAAAATAATTATTTATGATTACTATATTACTATTATAAAATTTTTTTATAATAGTAAAATTTTTACAATGAGAATTATAATAAAAATTGATTTCTAAATGATAAAAATTATAAGAGATATACCAAGAAAATAGAATATACCGAAAAAAAACAAATCAATACATAAATAAATTTATGCAAGCAGCACGTTCATGGAAAAGTATCAAGAAGATTTGCGATGAAATTAAATCTAAATTACCAAGTAGTGTCCAAACAAAACTAAAAAATATAAACAAGGCGGGAACATGCTCAATCTGCACAACAAAACGCGTGAGTCAAACCTCAAGAATAATATTAGACTATCTACATGTAATTAAAAATAATCTCACACTTGATCAACTTCAAACGCATGTGAACGGAGTTGTAGTTGATATTCCATTTCGACAATACGAGCGCATTCGAGATACAGATAAAAGTGTGCTGAACCATCTCGATCAGTATTTACTTGACCATATTGGCGGAATGTCAACACAGCCCGTTGTTTCAATTATTACTTTGGTGAAAGATAACGGATCATCTGGGTCATCTTTACAGCGCATTGAACTCGATGGATTCAAACAAGAAATTGAAGCGCGCAATTGGAAACCAGTGTACGACATAAAAGAAATAGATGGTGTAAAGGTAAAACATAAAAATAAGGGTAATATGAATTGGGGAGGGCATTACTATTACAACGTATCCGGCGGTTCTCAAGAAAGTTTTAAAAGCCATACATTAGAACCCCAGATTTTTACAACATCCAAAGGGTTTATGTCAAATGACGGTGTAGTCACCGATATTATATCATCACTAATTTGGCAGTTACTTTACATTCATGATCTTTCAATATATATTCCAGATAATGACATTTTTAAATATAAACAACTACTTGAAAACTACTTAAAATCAAAAATATATTTGGGAAAATCATGCTTGGAACATTTAAATGAACTAGAAAATATTTATGATGGAAAACTTATAAGTCCGATTACTCGCGAATACATTTCAATTCACGCATTTGATTGCGATAAAACGTTGAATAAAGATGATCAAGTCAACATAAGTCATAATGACGCAGTAAACAATCACAGAATTTGCTGGTGTGAACAACAAAATGTCATGTTGTCTGACTATCGACCCGGAAACTTATTTTGGGACACCCATCTCGGAAACATGCAACAACAATCATTTACAACTCAACAGTATTGGAACGAAATAGAAAAAAGACTCGGGTTGTTCAAACTTCAATCAAACCAATTTCAATCAAAACAGTAAACATTCTCGCATTCATAGTTTTACTCATTCAACTTCAATCTCTTCTAATTCGCACTCATGGCTCGTAATATTTTTTACAATGCACTCCCGAAACAAATCTTTACGCAGTTCAAATCCCACACCAATTCGACCCAACTTTTGCGCTGCAATCGCCGTCGTAAAACTGCCAGCAAACACATCTAACACAATTTCTCCGCGATAACTGTAATAATACGTGCTCATGAGCGGAATGTCCATCGGAAACGGCGCAGTATGTCCCAGCTTGTTTTCTTTTTTATTATTTATTTTAATCACCGGCGACAATTTCCGAATATCTCGTCGCCATTCTTGAACCAGCTCCTTCGGAATCACATTCTCTTGCTGCCGAAATGGATTCTGCGTCATAATTGTTTTTAATGAGAACCGCTTTCCCCGGTCCGACTCGCTGCGTTCACACTGCGGATTTTTGCATTCCCATGAACGCAGTCCGCGAAACGTGTAGCTATTACTCTTTACATTCAAGCTGCCACAGTCGTTGCACGGATACTTGACGTCTTTTTCCAGTCGATGCTTATGAAAGATGAGAATGTGCTCGTAACAGTTGCACGCGTACTGAAAGAAGGGAAACGGCTTATTTCCATTTTTATGCCGCGAACTTTGGACCTCGCCCTTGTCCCATATAACGTCGTCCACATACGTAAACCCGCATTCCTCAAACATGGATATAAAATACGCAGGCAGCGGTATTTTTCGAAACCCAAACGCATTGATTTTATCCATTTTATCATTGTCCACCACGTCACTCACATTGAACACAAATACGCGATGATTGTCGAGCACTCGATAGCATTCCAATATGATTTCGCGCATGTCGTTCAAATATGCCTGTAAGTTCGGCCATGTGGAATATTCACGTGCATTATAATACGGCGGCGAGGTCACAATGTGTCCAACCGACTCACTCGGAAGACGCCGCAGCGCTTGTAAACACCCACTCCAAACCACTTTTACCTTTTCTGGATTTACAGTAAGCCGATTCAATAGCTGGTAATCCCCAGATGGCCATGTTTCTTGATTGAATTGTTGTTTGATCATACAGCGGTACGCATCGATAAAATTGTAAATATTTTTTTCTCGATTTTCTTCATCAATCATGTACCTCTTTTTCAACTCTTCCAATTGGGTCTCTGTGAATATTTCCTTCAAATACTCACGATTCGTTTCAGTAAGGTTGGCAGTATCTTCTTTTATAATAATAACGCTAGTTTTGGGTTTAATTACAATTTTTCTTTTTTTACATTTTTCTTCTTCTTTTGATTCTTCTTTTGATTCTTGCATTCGAAGCAAGTATTTGTATTGTTATAGTTTAATCATCATATATCTTTATTTCAATTTTATAATTATTTTTTCTATAAAATAAAATGATTATAACTATTTATATATGATATTTCATAAGTTTAAATAAATAACTTCCAATTAAATCGTAAAACTGTACATATTTGACTGCAATGGCCGACTGGCAAACGACAGCTGCGGGTTTTGCGGCGTCGGCGCCTGAATCGTTTGAGGAACAAACATTAAATTCGCCGGTTTGAGTAAAAATGCGCTCTTCATCGGCCCCGATTCAAACCAGTCATTGTAAACCGCCAAGTTCCCATCTCGCGTCAGCTGAAACGACTGTGCCATGCACTGACACCCCGCCAATGATGGCGGCATCGGATCATAATTTTGCGCCGACATCGAAGGATCCGGAAGAACAATCGTCATATACTGTTTATTAAATGATGTAAGTTCCGTAATGTCCGGACTGTTTAGAACATTGAACACGGTCAATATTCTCAAAAATGCATTGCTCGTCAAATTCGTGATTTCATACATGCGTTCCGCGCCCGGCTGGTACAATAGCGGATTGCTTTCCACAATAATCACCACTTTTCCAGCAAATTTATTTACCGGTTCAGCACATATATTTTTCCCGCCAAATTCATGATTGTATTCTGGCATCAGTCGGTCGTTCAGATTCGACTTGATAGCATCCGCCATACTGTTTAGTACATCCACATCATTGGTTTTAATTCGAAAGAGTAGTAAAAGCGGATCATTCGGATTGGGACACACGTTTGAACTTGGACTAAACGCCGATGTCGCAACGGTACTCATGGCTTCATCGAATGGTACCGAATTATAAGTTTCCTTAATACACTTGTCATCGCTAAGAGAAGTGGAAATGATCGGCTGTCCATTTTTACCGTACACTTCAAAATCCAAACACCTGCATCCCATTCGGATTGCGTGTTGAAGCGCGCACACACTTACATAGTCATTCGAAAAATTACCCGTAGAACAAGAGTTGTATGCCGTTTTTACATAATAGTCTCTTAGTAAGTATTGAGAAGACGGATCAGAAGAAGCCGTTGTTATCCAGCTTGAATTTAGCGCCGCCGTTTTTTTACCGTTTAAACGCCGGCAGCTCTTTGGAAGCAGTGTCATTTTATAATACACATAATAAACAATACATGCCGCTATAAATATCACGAGCGTGGTCCCGACAATGTGAATAAGCGTTGTATTATCCGTTTGTGAAATATATGAACTTAGCTGTAATTTTAAGTTATTGGCTGCATTCGCAACACCTGAAATCGCCTCGCTCCCTGGAGTTGTTGTTGACATATTTATTTTTTTTTATACTTTGCTTTTTTTCAAATATATTTTAAATATTGTCTATGAATTATAAATGTAAATGTATATAAAATACTAAATCTTATATTTTACATATATTTTAAATTATTAAATTATATGTAAATATTCAATTATTTAATTGAACAAATTACAATTTAAAATTATTATGTCTACATTATATAGCATTTTATTTATATCTCTCTTCTCTCTATTCAATATTTCATAACTAAAATAAATCATGGCAGGAGGTTTATTAAATCTGGTCGCATACGGTAACCAAAACGTTATTCTCAATTCCAATCCTAAAAAAACATTCTTTAAAACAACTTATGCAAAATATACAAATTTCGGTTTGCAAAAATTTAGAATTGATTTCGATGGGCAACGAAATTTGCGGTTGAATGAATCTTCTAAATTCACATTTTATATTCCTCGATATGCCGAGCTTTTAATGGACACGTATTTGGTTGTCACGTTACCAAACATATGGAGTCCAATTTTACCGCCTCAAAGTTGCGGACAGTCGTGGACACCGTATGAATTCAAATGGATCGAAAATATTGGCACACAAATGATAAAAGAAATCACAATTTCAGTCGGCGGCCAAACGCTTCAGAAACTTACAGGCGGATACTTGCAAGCGCTCGTAGAGAGAAATTTCAACGGAACTGAGCGTGATTTGTATAATCGCATGACAGGCAACATTCCGGAACTGAATAACCCTGCATTTTTCTCATCCAATAATGGAAAATATCCCAATGCCTTTTATAATTATACGAACGATCCAGCAGGCGTTGATCCATCCATTCGGTTCCGAAAACTGTATATCCCTATTAACGCATGGTTCACTCTGAGCAGCAAGATGGCATTTCCGCTCGTTGCTCTGCAATATAACCAGCTTCAAATTGATATCACTCTGCGCTCCATTCGTGAACTGTTTGTCATTCGCGACGTTTCAAATCCGGCCACCGGTGCCGCTACCGCCGCACCCAGCACCACAAATGCGGAACCACCGTATTTCCCGGAATATGTGACACCGAACTACATTCAGCCCAATTTTAACGACAATTTGCAACAATTTTATCGGTTTATTCAGCCGCCTCCCAATATTGAACTGGATTACGGCACTTCCACGCGCAGCGACTGGAATGCCGACATTCATCTCATGTGCACGTATTGTTTTTTGTCAGCGGATGAAGCCAAACAATTCGCAACCGTGCCGCAACAGTATTTGTTTAAATCCGTGTATCAATGGGATTTCGAAAATGTTACCGGCAGTCGTCGCGTATGGCTGCAAAGCACACTCGGCATGGTGGCCAGCTGGATGTTTTATTTTCAAAGAAGCGACGCGTATTTGCGAAACGAATGGGGGAATTACACGAATTGGCCTTACAAGTATAAACCCGACGGACTTATTCCTGCTCCTTTTGGTTTAAGTCCAATTATATGGAATTCACAGTGCCCTTCTTATCCGAGTAGTTTTGGGCCAGGATTCAATCCGGTGTCATCATCTGTGACACCGCCAATACCTGCAAACACCGGTTACTTTATTACGCCTCCATTCAGCGTTCAAAATCAAAAAGACATTCTTTTAAACCTGGGCATTTTGTTGGATGGAAAATATAGAGAGAATTTACTGGATGCTGGAATTTATAATTATTTAGAAAAATATACCAGCAGTCGTGGTTCAGCACCCGATGGTCTTTATTGTTATAATTTTTGTCTGAATACAGAACCCAGCGATTTTCAACCGTCCGGCGCAATCAATGCCAGCAAATTTTCTACGATTGAACTCGAATTTACCACGTTTTATCCGCCGCTTGATCCGGAAGCGCAGTTCCTTACCATTTGCGATCCGGAAACCCAAGTTCCTGTCGGCGTAAATAAACCAACGTGGAGAATTTACGATTACAACTATAATTTAACGGTTTTTGAGGAGCGTTTCAACATGCTGACATTTGTTGGTGGAAATTGCGGTCTCATGTATGCAAGATAAAATAAATTGAAAAAATATTTTGTTTGATTTTATTTTACAGTGTTTCTATTATTTCGAGTGTTTTGAGTATTTCGAGTGTTTCTATTATTTCGAGTCGAGTCATAACAATGGCAACAACAATGACACAAAAGGAATTAGGCAGACTTCAGCGAACCATGAACGAGCTGCTTCAAAATGGAAAAATGGACGAGTTTCGCGTCTTGCTGAAAGAGCATGAAAAATTAATTGACACGACACGAGAAAAGGGCATTATTACCATGGTGCTACGATTTGCGATTTTTGAACGTGATGATGCGCGGATTGCTTCCGTGTTTGACCGACTTTCCATGAAACGCGACTACTTTGCACTCATGATTTATAATCCTGATCCCGAATACTGCGTGCATTTGTTCACGCGATACATTGATGCCGCGCTTCTCGACGTCAAAGATATTCGATTCATGATTGAGAACCGACTCGCGTTTCTGTTTCGTTACTTGGACGGTAAGTTTTTGTATGACTCACATGCACCAGACGAAAGCGGTGAACTGGTCGAACCTGATTCAGCAAGTTTGTCCAGATACACACTCACGCAGTGCGATTATTACATTCAAAAAATTGTTGCTCAAATGGAAAAAGATCCAAAAAACAAATCGCAACAGCATCTAATTGTTATCAAAAAACTCGATCAACCGACGCCATTGTATGATGCGATCATTGATGGCGGAAATGTTTTGCATTCTTACAACGGTAATCCGAATCCCGATGATCTGAACACCATGATTCAACTTGTTCGGCGAAACGGATGCAGTCCGCTTGTTGTCATCCACAAATCACACACGGATGAACGGCGCAACCCATCCTATGCTCCGCGCATCAACGCCATTTTACGCGACGTGCCTCACATTACTACTCCCGCCGGACTGAACGATGACTTGTTTATTCTGTTGGCATACTTGATGCGGATCCAAAAAGAAGAACGGAAAAATGGTTGTCGAATTTCAATCATTACACGCGACACGTATACTGACCACATGGATAAATTCAAACGCACGGAAAAGGATGTGTCGGACGATTTCGGAAAATACTTGGCAAATGATCTTGTTCCATTTGAGAACAATGGTGGCGGAAACATCCAGTTCCGCCTTCAATCCATGATTTCTGGTTGCATTCAAATCGTTGAACCGCGTACAGCATACATACCATACATCTCACCAACTTCATCTCATCGTCGTTTTCAAAAAATACAAATATAAAATCCAAACTATGAAAAATTCAAAATATGAAAATATAAAAATATAAAATGACAAATAAAAATAAAAATAAAAAAAAAATGAATAATTTTTTTTTAATTTTTTTTTATATAAAAAAAGATAAAGAAACTATATAAAAAAATTAAGATGATTGCAGCCACACATTCAACAAGCTTTGTCCCAGAAAGAGCGGTCTGGGCATCCTCAACCAACACTCTTTCTATACAAACAAAAGGTCAAACGTGGTCCCTGTCCCACTTACTTGTGTATCGACCGCAATTTGTTGATAGTATTCATTTACTGAATTACGTAAATCAATATGTAACTATTCAAGGAAAAAATAAAAATGATAGTCATGAATGTATGATTCGAAAAGTGACGAAGGTTGTTCATAACAATGGTTATATTACAATGACACTATCAAAGGATAAATTAAAGGCCAAACCGGGAGACAATGACGCAATACAAGCTTTACGAGGATTTACTTTAGATGGTAAATATACATCCATCAGGTTGGACCCTTATCTAACTTCTTCACCTAAGTCTGTTAAGGTTATAGGAGTAGCGAAAGCAGGAAAGGGAGGTAAAGCTTTAGTAGCATTTAGGACTATACCTTTCCAATTTACAGTAAATGATAGTAATGAGGTAGCGAGCATAAATCGAAATACGTTTCTTACAAAAAATGGAAAAATGTTATTAAAATACGGAAACCAAGCTTTGTCTTTAGAAAGTATAAAGCAAGGACAAAATAAAGATAATTTTGTGGCAACTTTAGATGCGAATGAGTTACAAGATAGAATCATTTATTTTTTGGGGGTAGT